AGTTTGCACAAGCGTACCCTGAATTGTCTGTATTGCCTGATGCAGAGTCTTTCGGTAGAGAGACAGCTAAAGCTATGGATGTTCCTGCGACGATCATCAGATCCAAAGAGGAAGTGAAGGTTGAGGTCAACAAAAAGAGGCAGGACGCTATCGAAGCTAGACAAATGGAAATGTTGGCTATGGGCGGCAAGGCTACATCCGATTTGGGCAAAGGTGCGAAACAGTTTGCCGAAGCGGGTATGCCTGTTAATCAATAAGTTGCGTCAAAGCAACTTAAAAGCGGAGTAAGGTATGAGCGAAATGTCAGTAAAAGAAAAGCGAGAAGCGTTATTGCGCAAGATCAGGGTAAAGGCCGGAGTAGTGGCTGATTTTATGAACTCTGAGCTTGGCAAAAAATTCATAGCGGCCTTGGAAGAATCTTTTTACGAGGGTGATATGGTGGGCGAAACTCCCTACGACACGTACTTCAATTTAGGTCGTCGTGATGTAGTGGAGTTTCTTAAATCTTTACAACGAATAAATGAGCGAGACAAAGACCATGCTTGAATTACCCGAAGGTTGGCGGGAACAATTACCCGAAGAAGTGCGTAACAGTGGTGTACTGGATGATGTTAAATCCATAGATCAAATGGCTACTATGATAGTCAATGCGCGTAAATTACAATCACAACAGATCAGTATTCCTGGTGAAGATGTTGCATCGGAAAAGCGCGAAGCTTTCCTGTTGGATCTGCAAAAGAAGATCCCTGATTTGGTATATGTCGGTGAAGGTGCTGACATGAATCATATCTATGATCGTATGGGGCGACCCAAAGAGCCAACCGAATATGAGTTGCCCGACATACCAGATCCCCTGAAAGACAACTTCGCGCACTTGACCGATAAGGCGCATGAACTAGGTGTCACTAAAGGGCAGATGAAAGGTTTGTCCGAGTCTATCCTGAAAGACTTTGAAGACAACACTGCCAAGCAACGCAGCTACATGGAAGATATCAAGAAAGGTATCGAAACTGAATTCGGTGAAGCTGCTGATGAAAAGTTGATCAACGCTGCTGAGTTTGCACGTAAAGTCGGCTTTGACGATAAGCTAGTTAAGGCTATCGAAGAAGGCAGTGTGGGCGCAGGTAACATCAAAGCACTCGACAAGCTAATGGAGGGGTTTAGAAACTCCGGCCCTCGTATCGGTGATGATCATGGCGGCAACGATCTTGACAGGCTAACACCTGAACAAGCCGAGATGAAAATCAACGAAATTCACAACAATAAGGAACATCCTTATTGGGACGGATCATCCCCTGCACATAACGCCGCAGTGAAGAAAATGGTTGAGCTTACGCGGGCTGCTGATGCCGGTAAGAAGAAAACCGAAACTGAGGAATTTCGTGACGCCTTATTAGGGCGCTAAACTTGTTGACAAATGTGGGGATTGTGGAGCATAATCCCCACAACTAAACCCAGTGACTACCAACACGGCTTGCTGGTAAAAGTATTCGGGCCAGAATATTCTGCTACCTCTGATCTATTAACATTTTTTAGGAGGTTAGCGTAATGGCTACCGATATTGATAAAGTCTATATTTCCACATTCGAACGTACCTTGCGCCATCTCGCGCAACAAGCAATCACCCGTCTCCGTCCTTTCGTTACTGAAAGATCTGGCGAAGGTAAAGACCACGCATGGGAAAGGTTGAGTGCTTCAACTTCTACCAGTAAAGCTGCCGGTCTGGTAGCAACCCCTTCTACTGGTGGAACTTACAGTAGACGTTTGTCTATCGCCGCAACTGAACATGCCGGTGATACCACACAGCAAGAAGACATCGTACAGATGTTGATCGATCCGAACTCCAATCAGGCAATGTCACTCGCAATGGCAATTCGCCGAGCATGGGATACGGCGATCCTCGCTGCTGCCACTGGTGCTGCCACTGACGGTGATGGTGCAGCCGTTGCCTTCGATACGGCAAACCAGCAAATCGCTCCTGGATCTGCGATCACGTTTGATCTCATTACTCAAGTGCAGGAAAAGTTTCTGGAAAACGACATCGAGCTTGATGTCCCCAAGGTGTTTGTTATTGGACCGAAACAGGTTCGCAAGTTGATGCAACTGACCGAGCAGACATCTGCCGACTACGTTCATCGCGAGTCCCTGCAACGTCTGTCAACTACCGGCATTGTCCCTAACTGGATGGGCTTTACGTGGGTCATGTCGACCCTGTTGAACATCACTGCGGGTACGCCCGATACCATCGACTGCGTTGCCTTCACGAAGCGCGGATTGGGTATGCAGGTCAACCGTGAAATGCTTGTCCGTGTTGCAGAAGATCCAACGAACTCTTTTGCATGGCGCATTTACTGTGCCACTACCTTCGGTATAGTACGAACCGAAGATGAGCATGTGGTCTGGCTGCAAGTGCAGAACACGTAATCGGTGTTTAACCTGTAAGGGAAAGTTGCTCCTACGCAACTTTCCCTTTTCTCAAACTTAATAGAGCGATCCAATTATGAAAAAGCATATAACCCAATCTGAGTTAACCAGAACTCGCAAACTTATCTCTCAAGGTGTTACTAAGGTGTCCGAAATCCAGAAGTACGTTTTCTGTGATGCCTCCTGCATTCGTCGAGTTGTCAAGGTGGCTGAAAATCAGGCTGAAAAGTCTGAACAGAACGAAACGAAAGCGGATGTAGACAAGGACGAGCCGCAAGGTGCTGCCGCCAAGGCTGCTGCCAAAAAAGCTGCTAAGAAAGTAGATCCGCTTTCTTAGGACTCAAACCCTAAACGGGAGTTATCATGATCCGATCTACAACAAACGAAACCATTGCAAGTGCCACTAAAGAAGCGGCTAACCCTGCTGCCAATGATGGTATCGCCGGTGAAAGCATCGAGCTTGTCGACACTAACGCGGGCATCGCCGAAAAGAAAGATAGCGAAGCTCGCGTGGCAGGCCAGACTACAACTCCGGCTAGTGCCTTCAACGGTACATACGAGTAAACCGAATGGCTCTCTCAGAGGTATCCGTATGCAATCAAGCTCTAATCTGGCTTGGTGGAAACGTCATAACCGCCCTGACTGACGGTTCTGCGGAAGCCATAGCCTGTAATGCCGTATATGACCCTCTGAGGGATGCCGTACTGGAAGATCGTGAATGGACGTTTGCTGTAGCTAGGATACAACCTGCGGCTCTTGTAGCTACACCTGTGTTTGGATTTGATAAGCAATTTCAGATCCCCTCTAACGTAATACGAGTCCTACAGGTATCTGATGCAACAGCAGGGGTAATAGGATCTAGCGCGACAATGCAGGGACGTTACAACAAGGTCGAGTGGCTGCGTGAAGGTGACACCATCGTAGCCAACAACGTCGACGCTATTTATGCAAGGGTGTTGACTCGGATCACAGATGTTACAAAATTCAGTCCTGCTTTTGTGCAGGCACTAGCCGCCAGAATAGCTATGGATCTGGCGATACCGATTGCGGGTAGCAGGGAGCTGCAGTCTGATATGGCTGCCCTGTATGGTGAGAAGCTTAGAATGGCTGCGTCAACTGATGGGCTGCAAGGTCGATCATACATTACAAGATCAAACGAGTTTACAGAAGTGAGATAATGTGGCTAAAGACTACGCAAAACAGATCGACTTCAAAGCGGGCGAGATCTCGCCGCAACTCTATGGTGATTCTGCTAGCGAATTCTATACCAAAGGATTAGAAACAGCAGAGAACATCACTATCAGTCGGAGGGGAGGGGCTTTTAAAAAAGAAGGTCTCCGTTATTTATATTCTCAAACAGATCCCGCGTTACAAAAGGATTCGGGGTGGCGCGTTTTCACGAAACAAATAAACAAATACAGATTTGATAAAATAATTCTTTCTGACGATGCTGTATATCTGGAAAACACAGGGAGGGCTTATACCGGTTTTAACTTAATAACTAACCCTGATTTCGCAGGCGGTAGTTTTACAGGGTGGTTTATCCCGTTTACCGATTGGCCCACATCATATACCTTGGACGGTTTCTCCATACACATCAAAGGTTACTTGAACACTTTTAGCGGTAACTCGGTAGTTGCCATGAGTACGGACTGTACTGTTTTTCGAGGGATCGGAGATTCCCATTTTTTAGAATTAAGACAAGCAACTGCTTCGGTCTTAACTGTAAAAATAGGAACTTCTAGTGGTAACGATGATATTGCATCTTTTACATCAGACCAAGAGGTAATAACTTTTTCATTTATACCCAACAACGCTACATATTGGGTTAGTTTGGAAACGGACGCGAATACTGCGCCCGAAGGAAACATTATTTATTTCGTCGGTAGTGCGGCTGATGCAGACAGGGGCGATCCTATAGTTGATATAAGCGTAACAACGCCACCTACGCTTTATGACCGAACTGATTTGCAAGATGTACACATGATCACATCTCCTGATGGTACGGAAATGTTATTTCTTCATCCAAAGTACGAACCTGTTAAGCTTAATTATGTGTTTGGGTTAGATACGTATATTCTCGATACAAGTTGGATTATACCTACAGTCGGTGAACCTGCTGAATGGACAGGGAATAATTGGCCCTCGATTGGTGCATATCATCAAGGGCGATTATTTTTAGCAGGTACGCCCGATGAACCTCAAAGAATTTGGGCTAGTCAAAGCGGGGATTACGGTGATTTCAGATTGGGTACTGGTTTGGACGGTGAAGGTTTGGATATAACCATGCAACGAGACGGACGCATAACGTGGATGTTTTCGGCTAGAGAACTTCTCATAGGGGCTGAAAACGGAGAACATATATTAAATAGCAGAGAGGGTGTTATAACCCCTAGCGATTTTCAATTCTCGTTACAATCGACAAACGGTGGCGCGAGAATCCAACCGCTTCAAGTAGGTGAAAAAATATTCTATGTGTCTTTGGATAGGCGTAGGATATATACGACTGCCTACTACAATGAAGAAAATGCATGGTTGTCAGAAGATATAGCTTTCGCCGCAGAACATGTCACAGAAGGTTTGATATTAAGGATGGCATGGGCGCAAAATCCTAATGCCATCCTTCATTTGGTTATGGAAAGCGGGGAGTATGTGAGTTTAACGTATGATAAATTTTCCCAAGTTTTAGGATGGTGCAGAAACCCTAACCCTAATTTGAAAGTTTTTGATATTGCTGTAGGGAGCATTAATGGCAAAGACATGCTGACAAGGGTTGCGTGGGTCACAGAAGCGGAAAGACCTCACATGGAGCAAGCTACGGACAAAACGATCTATATGGAAACTAATGTTCATTTTGTAAGCAACGTTTCCACAACGACAGTTACGGGTCTTGATCACCTTGAGGGAAAGACTGTGCAGGTTTTGGTTGACGGTGCTGTTAGTCCTGAAAAGGTTGTGAGCGGAGGGTCTATAACGACAAGTGACGCGGGTACTGATTTTATTGTCGGTTTGCAAATTTCTGCCAAGATAAAAACTTTGCCGCCTGATGTGCCTCAAGGTCAAATTAAATCATGGAAGAAACGGTGGAACAAACTATGGGTATTGTTACATTTGTCGTTATACCCTAAGATCAATGGAAGGCGACCCCCTGACAGAAATCCAGGAACGCCAATGGGAACGCCAGAGCCGCTCGTAAGTGGGCATTCCAAAATGGTCGACTTGGGTTGGGACGAAAATGGTCAGGTTACTATTGAAGAAGATCAACCAGTACCAATGAACGTGTTATCCATTTATGGCGAACGTAATAGGGAGTCTTTGTAATGCCAATAACTAGCATCTATCATCCTACCGCATCTGACCCTGAAGGGCAGAGTGCGCCTCAAGCCGGATTCCAGACAGGTCTTACCATAGGTTCTATGTTCGGGCCTACAGGGGCGGCTGTAGGGGCTGCTATAGGGACTGTTGTGGGTGGCTTGGACAAAGGTTCTCGCAGAAGGCGTAATCGGGCCATACGGAAGGTTACACGAGCATCATATAATTTTAGTGGTGACGTGTTTAGTTATGCGCAAGAGGCTCATGGAAGTATTGCGAAAACCTATAGTGCAAATATGTCCTCAATGACCGCT